CCGCCCAGCCCATAGCGGGTATTGGTCAGCATGTCGTACCAGACCCAGGCCGGATTATCAGACCAGGCACGCTTGAATGCGCCACTCCAGGAACCGCTGTACGTGCGCGTCGCGGGGTTGTAGTTGCTTGGAACTAGAATCTTGAGTCCGCGCACCAGGAAGGCCATGCGCGGAATGCTGGCGAACTGCTGAGCATCAATGCTGACGCCGCACAGCGCCGTATTCGGATAGCGCAGCTTCTCGTCCCACAGAAGCGTAAACGAGTCGAAAAAAGTTCGGTTCTGGACCGTAGAGCTGGTCGAATCGCCCCCCATTCGGGTTGCCCGGATATAGCGCGGTAGGCCGCCAGATACCGGCAAACGCAGATAGTACGAAAACTGCGTGCGGCTCATGGTTTTGCCATTGATCAGAATGTCTTCGCACATCTGATACCAAGCGCCACTGCCAAGCTTGGCCTCGAGGCGGAAAATCGCTGAAGAGCCGCCCGTGTCGCCGTTCTGCGTATTCTGTGAGAACAGCTGCGGAACGCTGACAGTCACCCGGACTGCATCAGCATCGGTATCGGTGATGGCGCGCTCAATAGGAATCCATCCTTTCAGCTCGACGCCAACGGACTGCTCGGCCTCAAGCCCGGTGATCGGCATATAGCCCTGCCACTGGGTGCCGGTGCGCGTATCGATGCTGACGCTGGAAAAGTTGTAGCTGCCGTCGGAGTTCTGCAGCGGTACATCGTCGAAGAAGATCCCTTGATCGCCACCGACGATGCCTTCTATCTCCCCCTCGCAGATTGCGTGCAGCACCCGCACATGCTGACGCGAACGTAGGCTGTCCGGAGCCTCTATGGCTGCGCGCACGGTGCCGCTGCTACTGCTACCGCCTTTCCCGCCACCCTTTCTACCGATAATTACTTCGCTCATACTGGTAGAGCCTCCGACCAGGTGCCGACGGTGATAACGCTGGAGCCGACCAGCATCTGGCCGTAAACAACGGGCACGGGGAGGCCCTGCTGTGTCGAGTTGAAGGCGCCATTAAAGAGGTAGCTGGGCTTATTCTCGGTGGTCGCTTGCTCTTGCTGGTTAGGCGTTTTCGGCGTGGGCGTGAGCATCTGTGCTACACCACCTGCGACCATGCCTATGCCAATGCTGACCGCCCATGGCTGCTCAAAAATCGCACCAACAACGATAAGCGCAACACCTACGACCGTTTGAAAGAGTCCACCTCTTTTACTACCTGAAATGATCGGCACAATACGTATTTCAGTCGTTCCGCCCAGAGTGAAGTTGTCCTCTCCGATATTTTCGCGGTTACGGAAGATGGCGAAGCGCACGCCAAGGCGCGACAACCGCATGATCTCATCCGCAAAACCTTCGACGGCGTGCTTCATGGCGCTCAAGGCTTCGCGGGCCTCGCCACTTTCAAGCAACTTCTCATGCTTACGGCCAAATTTCTGAGCCAGGCTGCCGGAGAGTTTGATAGTGACCATTGATTGGCGATTGGCTGCGATCGTCATACTTTTCTCCAGACAATAAAAAACCGCCCGGAGGCGGTTAGTAGTTGGGTAGCGAATCACTGAGTTCGCGTTAATCGAAGACTGCCATCAGAAGGCAATAGAATCCTATACGCCTCCGCGGCCCCCGGCTTTAGATCAGAGCTCTGCGACGTGGCAATGTCTGGACATATTCCTGAACCTGTTTCGAGTCGGAAGAAATATGAGCCGGGTGGCAATGTCAGGCGGATGAACTCACCTTGACGAATCGAAAAAGCTTTCACGTTGTTCACAAAAACGTCGTGGCTACATCCTGATCCATAAAAGCCTGAATCACGAAGGAATGTGACATTTGCGACGTCAGAATTAACTGTCGAGTTACCATCAACCATTGACGCCTGGTAAATTCTTTCACTTGGAATGCGCTTGGCTGTTTGCTCCGTTACAGGAGAGGTTGAGCACCCGGCCAGAGCGATCAACGCCATGGCCGTCAGAATCTTCCGCATGTTGTGCCTCCTTGTGTTTCGGTGACTCTAACAGGCCGGATGCGCACAAATACAGGGCCTATCGCGTGTAGCGCATGATATGTGTCGTGCATTCACGATAGGCGCGGCCGTAGACCTCTTTGCAGCTCAGGCGGCCATAGAGGTGATGCAGCAGCACGTCGCCATCCAGCCAGATCGCGCCATGGCACGGGGTCGGACTGCCGATCGCCATAACAATCAGGTCGCCTTGCTCGGGCGTATCGACGGGAACAAATCCGGTCCTGGCGAAATTATCGACATACAGGTTCTCGCCGTTGTGCCACCAGTCGTCCTTGCGGTGGAAGTCCGGCAAAGTGATACCGAGCTCTTGCCGGTAGTAATCTCGCACCAAGGTGTAGCAGTCGATGACACCATGGACGAACACACGGCCTTCCAGCGGTAGTTCGCCGGCGGCGGGCATCTCATGCCAGGTTGCCACGCCATCCTTCAGCCCGACAATCCACCAGGTCATGCGACTGGCGGCGTGGCTGGCGATGTCGTGCAGGCTTGGCTCGGGCCCGGCGTCAGGGTGCGAGTGCACGACGGTGATGATATCGCCCATATCCTCGGCGGCCGCGTAGTCCTCCGGATGCAGGATAAAGTGATCCTGCTCTTCGGACTGGTTGCGGCATGGCACGTAGGACGGCTTCCCACGCACGCTGACTATCAGGCCCACGGCTTCGCGCGGGTACTCGGTAAGGGCGTGCGCCTCGGCGTCAGCCCGGCACTTGTTGAATACTTCGCTCATGGTCACAACCTCGGTACGCGGGCGATGCCCGGGAAGCAGCCGATAGGAAGCTCGCCATTCTCCCCAAAACGTTTCTTGCAGCCCCTCATGGTCCGACTGCATTGGTCCTTGGCGGGATCGCTGGTTGGGTTGTCGGCATAGTCGGCCACCGGGCCGCCGGCGTAGCTGCACTCCCCCGAGCGGTACGCCCACAGGCAAGTGCCGGCTTCCACCTGGCGGCGCGGGAGCTTGACGCCCTGCAGATCAAGCGGTGAACCAAGTTCGAACTCAATAGCGGCCGGCGTTTCGTTGGCCTTGCGTGTGATGATCCAGGTTTCAACCGGGTACTCTTCGGCTGGGTTTGCAGTTGGGTTGCCGGCGGAGAAGTTCACTGCATCCAGGTATTTGACCAGCGTGCGACGGCGCTTAAGCTTGGCCCCGAGCAGGTCTTCATACTGCCGACACAATGCAGAAATGGTCCCGCCGAAGTTGCCGACCTGGAGCTTTGGCCGGGCCGGCGACCCTTGGCTGGGCGTAGCGAACTCGGTTCCGTTGAGCGGCCAAGGTGTGTAGACGTTCCCCTGCCAAACAACCGAGCCAAGCGTTTCGTTCACGCCCGCATGAAAGCGAAGCGTCTGGCCAGGCAGTACCAATTCGAAGCCTTCCCAGATCGACATGCCATTCGCGAGCGCGAGCTGACCTTGAAGTGTACTCACTCGAATACCTCCTCAAAGGTCGCCGACAGGCCATCAATGCCTTTGGCAATATTGGTTCGTGTCCATTCACGGCAGACGTACTTCCCTGTCGCCTGGCCGGAGTGCATATAGTCAAAAGCTTCAATCGAGCCGCGAGCCTTGAGAAAGGTATCGATGGCTTCGATCTCCGCAATGGGTCGCTTGAACGTCAGGGAGAGCTTTCTCCGTTGCTGGTTGATTCCGGCTCCCTGCCGCTGCTCGTACCCATCACCGAACGTGATGACCTTGACCTTCGGAGTGATCGTCTTGGTGGCGTCGTAGGTCGGAACCCATGTGAATGTCGGCATGACGCCTCCTTAAGCGAGCTGCCCGCCGTTACGGCGAGCGGTTGCGATCTCCTGACGGCAGACCACCTTGATGGCTTCGGCCAGACGCGCTGGATCAGGCGAGGACCCGCCGCCATCAGAGGCATCCACCGTCACGCTGACATTGACTGTGCTGGAGTTGGCCCCGCCGCGAACGCCGAGGCGCCCTTGCGAGTCACGAGCCAGCGGAACAATTGCCTCTTCGCCAGCCTCGCCCATCACACCGGTTTTACCGTTGGCCATACCGAATGCCGTTGGCTTGCTGACGATGCTGTTGGTGAAGGCGGCGCCATCGGCAAACATCTGCACGCCGCTGGACCATGCACCACCCTTGGCCTGGATACTGCCCGGGGTGAATCCCGACAGATCGCCGGAGTAGCCAGCTTGCGTTGATCCGGCCGAAGTCGTACCGCCGCCGAAGTAGGAGCTAGCAGCAGTAGCCGCCAGACCGAACAGACCACTCAGCGCCGAGGAACTGGCCTGACGAGTAGCGATGCGTGCCATGTCAGCGAGAATCGATTTAGCAAAGTCTGCGAACGACAGCTTCCCGGTCATGGCGAAATTGACGATCGCATCTTCCATCGAGCTGAAGGCATTGGTGAACAGGCTTTTCGTCTGCCCGGCCACGTTATTCGCGCTGTCCAGGTAGTTCGCGAAGGCCGATGTAGCACCGGATTGCCAGTCGGACTGGGCTACAGACATCTTGTCGTAGTTGCCGACCACGGTTGCCCGATAACGGTCCTCAGCGGTTTCGAGGTTCGCCAGATCCTTCTGATAGTCATCCATGCTGTACTTGTCTGGAGCCGTCCGGCGACGATCCAGCAGCTTGGCGCGCTCCTCATTAAACTTGTCTGTCGCCCCGTCGAGGCTGTTTTGAAGACCTTGCTGACGATCTCCCAGGCCAAGACCATTTGCTGCTCGCGTGCCAGATGCTTCAAGCGCGGCGCGTTGGCGTTCGAGCTGAGCGACAT